ATGGTAGATTCTGGTAGGTATTGGAGAACGGTTATTACAAAAAGAGAAGCAGCCGGAAATAAAAGGGCCGGACGAGGTAAAGGAGGGGAAAACCCCCGTCCGGCCACACCCCGGGATTATTTGAAAATGCTCATCAACTGGGGATATTCCCCAAAGACAAACGACTTCAGGATCGCCCATAACGCCAGGGCGATGATGATCCACCCGACCTTGTCGAGAAACTGCCTCCAGGCGCGGTTCAGAAAACCGGTCAGCTCGAGATCCTCTTTCTCCGGTCTCTCCCCCGATCCGTTTTTTGAAAGTCGAATCTGGATCAACCTTATGTCAGACCTGAGATCGGCCTGCGTGTCCCGCATCTCCATCACGGTCTTTTCGGCAGCCTCGACCACCTTGTCGATCTTCTCGAAAATGGCCTCCTGCGAGTCGCATAGTGTCTTGATCTTCGCATCCTGAAAAGCGATTGACTTTTCCATCTCGAACATCCTGTCGATCATTTTCTCATGAGACGGACAGTGTTCCATCGTCCCACTCCTCATCCAGGTATGAGCCGGCCCCCGGGCTGGCCGGCGCGGTTAGTTGAGGTTGAATTTCCCCTTGAGCTTCTCCCAGGCCGAATCATCCCATTTCCAGGGCGTCTTTTGCACAATCCAGGTGATCAGGATCGCCATGAGGACACAGAATTTCGGGTTCGTCTCGATGAAAGACGCGACCAGGGTCCCGGCATTGACCAGGATCCGGTCGAGATCGATCATCACGTAATTCTCCGGATGCAGGAGAATATCAATAAGGGTCTCAAACATCTCGCTCACCTCCAGTCAGTTTCGCCATCTCGAGGGGTCCCTCGTAGATGACATCGTAATGCTTCGATATGGTCCACACGTCAGCCAAAATGTCGGGGGTGATCCCCCACCATTTCCGCCAGAGGCCCGCCGCGTTGAGAAACTTCCCGACGAGCTCCGAGCAGACCGGATATTTCCAGTGAATATATTTCGCAAGGCGCACAAGATGGAGGAGGAGGCGAAGGACCGGATAGATCGCCCCATCCAGGCCCTTCACCTTGAGAAAGCCGTATTCGAATTTGCTGTCATCCATCTCCTTGTGCCTTGCGATGATGATGCACTGCCCCTCGTATTGCGAGAGGTCATAACTGCCGATCTTCGCAAGGGACTCGAAGGTCTTTCCGGTCTCATCGATGATGACCCCGGCATGGTTGTATTTCGACTCCGAATCCCAGGACCAGACCTTCTGACAGAAGTTTATGATCCCCGCCAGCGCAGAGTTCGTCTTGACGGCGAACACATCTCCTTTCCTGATCATGGCCCCCTCCTACTTCTTCACGGCAAGGGCAAGGGCGTATCCCATTTTAAAGCCCTCCATGCCCGCCTTCATCTGAGAGAGATAGGCCTTGTAAGCCTCGAGGTCGACCGGCGCCCCCTTGAAGACGACCAGGTCGGCGACGATAGCGACCTCCGCGGCAAGTGCCGGATCATCCTTGTAAGACGCGGCCAGCTTCGCAAGGCTCTCCTGCAGGAGTTTCGACAGGGCCTCGGCGGTCGTCCCCTGATCAATGGTCTGTATAATGCCGTCGGCAGCCTTCACGACGATCTCGGCGGTATTCGGATCCTTCTTGCCGAGCTCGAAGCCGAAGCGGTGGCCCGCGAGTTTATACAGGACGGTCTGCGTCGCCTCGTCCTGGATCTGGATCCCGGCGCAGCCGATCAAGAACATGGCCGCGATTATAAATACAACGATGTGTTTGATTTTCATCTTTAACCTCCTCGTTATTCGTTCGCCCGGCCTACGGAGCAGCCTGGACGGTGATTTTCAAATTGATCGGAACGGACGGCGCCTGAAAATCGGCGGTCCACGAGACCGTTTCCGAATAAGCAGACTCATTCCCCGCCTGGTCGAACGCCGTCAGGACAAAGGTCCATGTCGTCACCGAGCCGTCCGGGGAAATGATCGGTTGCGCCGATGTGTATTCGGTCGCCTGGGCCACAAAAGGAATCGTCGCCAGTAGCTCGTAGGATCCCGAGGGCGAAGTTTTCCCGTATAGCTTCCACCCCCCGAAAGTCGGGTCCGTGGTGTCCGCCGTCGCCTGCTGCCAGGCAAAGGTGAGCGTCACCGATTTCGCCCAGGCAGCCGCCGGCTGCATACCGGCCAGGCATATAATGATAAAGATGAGGGTTAGTATTTTTCTCATGTCATCCACCTCCTTCAGTTAAATAGTTTATAGCGTTAAACGAAATTCGACTGACCCTGCATAAAAAAATTTATGAAACATAAAAAATCTTATGCCGGATCCCGGATCTCCCACAAATCAAATGCCTTCACCGTCACATCATCACCGCTGACCGTTGAAAACCCCGAGACGGTTGTCACGGCCTTGAGCAGCTCGTTCACGGAATCCGCGACGGCAATGTGATTGCACGTGTCGGTTTTAGTCGCGGTGACATCCTTTTCCGCCACACTCACCTTCCGCCCGGAGGTGTCCCCGTCGCCGATCGTGAAACTTCCCCCGGGGACCCCGGTCGTGAGGGTCGCATACCCCAGGCTGTATGAAGCCAGGGACGAATAAAGCGAAGGCTGCGCATTGCAGAGGTAAAGCCTGTCGCCGTTTTTCGCAATGTCCTCCAGGCCCTTGTCGATAACCGTATCAGGAATCATTTTTGCCATGCTTCACTCCTCATCCCATCGCGAAGAAAAATCCGCCGGCATCCGACTCGACGGAAATCCCCGGACTGTCGCACACCGTCGTCGAATACATTTCACCCGGGGAATATTCCGCGGCAGTCTGCCCGTAAGCGACAAACGGCCCGCCCCACAATGCCCGGACACAGGCCCCCATATTCACGTCGTTCGTGTCAAGCGGGATCCCCGGCCCGCCCCAGAGGGCCTTCACGCATTTATCGAGCTCCACCCTCGTCGCCATATTTAAACCTCCTCGAGGTGGATCGAATCCACGCCGATGTCCCCGGTGACCGCGCCGTCATAGGCCTTGAGCCGCACGATGACGAATCCATCCATGTCGGTCGTGAAAGTCGACGACTGATACTCCACCCACGCGTCAGTCAACGCAACGGCCTCCTCGGTGATGTCGGCGCCGCAGCCGTGAATGTCGGCGGTCATTGTGCAATCCGCCCCGGCCGCCGTCTTTTTCACCCAGAAATGGACCTTGTAATTTTTCGACGCCTCGACCGGAATATAGAATTTGTGGACAAGCGGATTCGTCTGGCTGCTCGGATCAAAATAAAGGCACGTCCCGGATCCCCCATAGGCCCAAGCCTCCACCTGGCCGCCCGTGATCTGGTCCGAGATCGTCCCCCGGTATCCCAGGGCCTTCCACCGGTTGTCGGCATCAAAACGATCGATGTATCCGAATTGATCGTCTCCATGGATGGTCGATGCCCAGGTCGCCGTGAAATTTCCGGCCACCAGGTCGAGGCAGCCGACCCGGACAAAAGAAAAATAATAAGCGCCAAAATAAAACCCCGCCGTGACCGTGTCGGCCTTCAGCTCCGCTATTTCAGCCCATACCGGCCCGCCGTTTCCAGTAGAGATTCCTTTAGCCAGATTTTTCAGCTCAATGTATTTGAAATAATAAGACCCGTTGTCGAGTTCGACCCCGGGACACAGCGATCCGACAGAAAGAATATTCAAGTTCCCGTTGAACGCAAAGTTCTTCGATCCCGCCATGTAGGCAGGATGGGAATACGCGCTCTTACCGGCATGAATAAACACGTTCCCGTTGACCTTCATGTTCCCGACCGAATAGTGCAGATAAAAACCGTAACCGGTCGAATCGTTCATGACCCAGTAATTGTCCCCCTTCAGCTCGCAATCCATGCACCGGTAAGACTGCGAATAGGAGCCGAACATCAGGCCCTCCCCTCCCCCGGCAGCATAAGTGTTCTTAAAAGAGACCCGGTCCGTGTTCGCATTGTTCTGAATATAAAAAACATTGTCCCCGCGGACCATGCCGAAATTCTGGAATTCGACATAGCTTTTCGCGTAAGAGCTCGGGCCGTCCACTTCATGGTAATGCTGCGCGGAATACCAGGTGACCCCGTCCTGCGTCGCGGATGTAAAATTCCACCCCCCCCGGTATAGCGTGATATTCCCCGCCGAACCGCTTTCCTGGCACCTCAGGGGATTTGCACCGGCTCCGATGACATTCGTTTCCTGATAATATCCCGCACCCGTCGCCGTCGTCCCCTTGTAAACAATGGAGCTCGTGTCATAACCGAGCTCGATCGTCGCCCCGCTGATGGACTTGATAGGATACCAGAAGCCGTCATTCTTGCCAATCGGCGTGTGATGAGAGATGTCGTTCGTCGCAATAATATTGTCAATGTAAACGGAATTGGTCCCCGGATCAGTCAGCGCCCGGATAGCGATTGACCGGATCCCCGAACCGAGAGGACCCCCGTTATCATATACATGATACTGGTTGTTGCCCGTAGCTGCATAAGTAACCAAAGCAAACGAATTCACCGGGACACGGCCGTCAGCATCGCTGCACAGATCCAGCCGGAGGCTGTTCGCCGCATAGTTGTAATTAGTCCGAAGGAAAAAACTTATTTTCTCAAACGCTGAAAAGTCCGTCGCCGTGGCCAGGGTTTTCCAGGCCATCACGCCCGTCGCAAAACTCGAGCCCGGCTGCATCCACGCCCCCTTTGTCCCCTGGCAATAATAATTCTGAATATTTACAGTATTGCAGGTGATATTCGTCGCCGGACTCCAGGCGGACTCACAGTTATCAATCTCCATCGTCCGGGCCGTGGCAAGGGTCGCGATGGCACTGTCATTCGTGAAAGTGATCGTCCCCAGGCTTGCGGGATCCGGGCTTTTCGCTATCCGGATTTCGTCCCCCGGGGCAATCCTGGCAGCCGTCGCCCCCGCCTCGATCGTTTTCCAGGGCGTCGCCTGCGAACCGACCCCCGTCGTGTCATTTCCATTGACAGGGTCAATGTAAAATATAGGCATCTTTCATCCTCCGTCTAATCCGAGAAATTGAGGGCCACGTCCGCAAACCATGTCCCGTTCGACCGGACCAGGGTGACAAAGTCGGAATATCCGGCATTGGTCGTCAGGGTCGGCGCATCCCCTCCCCTCCACTTGATCGTGTCTGCCCAGGAGACAGTCCTGGAGCCGGTCGCGTCCTGGATAAGCCTCAACCGATAGACATGGCCGTTGCGCTGCCCGGTCATCCGGATATTTACAGGATCCGAAGTCGCCAGGGTCGCATACTGCGTATCGCCTATGGTCCAGTCGATATTGAGGGTCGTCGCCGGAGACGCCGTCGCCTCCTGCTCCAGGCCGTTGAGGAGGTCATGGATGACCGTTCCGCTGGCCTTCGGCAGCCTGGAGGTCGTCGCTATCGTCACGACCTCATCCAGGGTGGCCGGCGCGGCAAAACCGCTATGGTCATCAGCGCTCTCCATCGCGTGAAGCTGCACGTGGGGAAGGCCGGTCGTGACCTGCTGCACAAACTCGACAGGATAAAAGGCATCCGAGGCGCTGTTCCGGTATCCCAGGACCATCCGGTTGTAAGTCTTGAAATTCGACGCCCCGCCCGTGGTGATCGTCGCAGCCTGGACGGTGACCACGGCATTGTTCGTCTCGCTCAGGTCCACGTAGGCAAACTGGTTGTCGCCGAGGGCGATGGAGCCGGTCGCCGCCGAGTTCGCCTTCGCCAGCCCCGCACTATCCGTGAACAGAAACCGCAAGGTCGACGCCCAGGAGAGGGTCGCCCCCGTCCACGCGATTGCCCCGTCACAATGGACGATGACGTTCTTCGCGTAAGTGATCGCGAGGTCGAGGCTCGCGATGGCGGGATTCATCCCGGCTGCCGTGAATTGCGTAACCGACGCGGCCCATGGCGTGTGAAAATTCGTGCTCATTTTCTATTTCCTCCCGTGATCGCTCTATCCCCTCCGATGAGCGCCGTCGCCTTCTGGAATATTTCCATGACCCTGTCAGGCCCCTTCTCCATTTCCTGCCTTGACATGCTCACTAAATCTTTCTGGTCCTGGCGCATAGCCCGGATCTCCAGCTTGATTTCACTCAGTTCAACCGCGATCAACTCAAGCGCGCTCGCAATTCGTCCGAACATAAATCCTCCTTTTAAACCATTTCATTCCCGTCAACGTCATAGAGGTTGACATAGGCGCTGTTCGAAAGCCCGGTGACAGAATCCGAGATAGTGAACACCGGCGACACATCATCTCCGTCCCCAGTCCGCGTATAGGTCACCTCCGCCGACGAGCTCATATAAAAGCTCAACTCCTGCGACGGCGTCGCGGACGACGCCCCGTAAGACAAGGTCCCGTTGCCCCGGAGCCAGGAGAAGGTGACATAATATCCGGCACCGAGCCCGGGTTTCACATTGCCATACTGGTCCCGGATCGTGACGGTGATCCCCGCCGTAGCCTCCCCCCACGCCAGCTCGGTGTCATCGGTCACGACCTCCATCACCGTCGCCACCGGCTCGACAAAGATCCGGTTTATATCCGCCGCGGTGACCGTCGTCATGCCCGGATAGATCAGGACCCACCCGACCCGGACATGATTCGCCGGAGCATCCGGGGGATCCGGAATCGGGTCGGCATTGTAAGCGAAATTCGATCCCTTCACGACATCGGCCTCACCGTCGGTCCCCGCGACCACCGAGTCGTATCTGAAAAGGGTGGCATGGGCCGCATCAAAGGTCACGACATCACCCACCCGGTCCATGATGAGATCCTCCCGGTCCATGACGATGTCGGTCCGGTCCATCATCATCCCGACGATGGAATAAGTGATCCCGCCGATCCGGTAACTCCCGGGATTGACGATAGCCGCCATCGCAGCGGGGTTGACCGGGGAGAGATTGCACCCGGACAAAACGGCATCCCCCGGAGTCGGAGGCTCCGGAAGGCTCCCGCCCTCGACCGGCGTCGGGATAAGGGTCCCGTGGCCGGAGATCTCAATCCGCCCCTTGTTCCCCCCGGGATGGGAAATCCGGACGGCATTCCCCCTTTTCACATATTGCGGAGTCGCCTCCCAGTTCTCGGGGAAATAGGCCTTGATGCGTTCCTGCGACCCCTGGATCTGGACCCAGGCATAACGGCTCGCCGACACAACCTCGTAAACGACGGCGTCCCGGAGCTCCTTGCGTTCCGCGAATTGCCGGTTGACCCTGTTCCGGATTACCCTGCCGCCATAAAGCCTCATGAGACCACCCATCCCTCGATCTCGTCGATGAAATACCCGTCAGAGGATCCCTGGGCCGATTTCTTGAATTTGCGCGTGAGGTTCGTCACAAAGAAAGTCATGGTCTGCCCGCTGTAAGGATGAACCATCGTGATCGTGTCACCCTCCTCATCCTGGAGGTGGGCCACCTTCGACATGGAAAGGCGCTTTCTCTGCAGCTGCACGACCATCCCCTCGAACGCGGCCACCTTTTCGCAATCCGTCACCGAATAACAGAGGGGATCCTGGATGGCCTGCTCGATAATGGCGCCGATCTCGGCCTGGTGATCCTCGTCGTCCCATGTCGCCTGAACGCTCCGGCGCACCGACCCGACGGGCTGGCCGTGTATGACATACTGGAAATTGCCGGTCGCCCCCAGGACCATGATGCACATGATCATTCCGATCTTCTCCACGAGACGGCCAATCGGGATCGTGTGTCCCACGGACGCCCCGAATCCCCCGACAACGACTGCATCAGGGATCGCGCACCCCGCAGCCCATATCGCAATCCCGGCAATAAGCACGGGGATCAGATTCGGTGCCGAGACCGTGACCGTGCAGTAACGGTCCTCATAACCGGACAGCGTCCCCGCCGCGATAGACTCCGAGATGGACCCCGCCAGCTTGAAAGCGATGGAAGTGGCCGTTTCAATAACCTCGAGCCTCGGGTATCGGCACTGCCGGCTATGGTCGTCCGAATACCAGATTTTAAAATCCTTGTGGAAACCCCACCACCCCACCGTCCCGTTCAGCCGGCCCACGGCCTCCTCCGAGAACAGGACTTCGCGGAAGTCGAGCTCCTGGCCCTGGACGGTGACGCGGTTGGTGAAGTCGCTGTATTTGTCATCCGGGGAATATCTGAAAAGTTTCGTGCTGTCGGCGTATACATGATCGACGGTCGCGGCATTCGAGATCCGTCTCGCGCTCGCATCGCCGTTCACGTCGAACCGGAAATAATACCCGAACCGGTTGCAGACCTGGTTCACGATCTCGTCAATGGTCGTGTCAATCCACTGGTGCTCAAGGACCGTCCCGCCCACAAAATCGGGAATGCTCAAATCGGTTTCCTCAAGGTCGGCATGGTCCTTCAGGACCTCCTCGACAATCACCTTCGGAAGGGCCTTATAGAATTCCGTCGCGTAAACGTGATGATGCTCCCATATGCAGCGGCGGTCCTCCGCCTCGATCTTTATGACCGGATAATCGCCCCGCGCGAAACTGAGGGACGACCCCGTCACGTAAAAGGTCCCGGCATTTTGCCAGTAGTCCGTGCCGTCGACCTTCTCCCCCCAGCGGAGGGTGAGCTTCCGGCCCTTCTTGAGATACATATTGAAAACGCTGCTCAGGTTATATGGATCAAACAGATACCCGTGAGTCGCGGTGAAACTGAGCTTCGCCGGCATTCCCTCGATGGAATGTTCCGTCGAGATCTCCCCCGTGATATATGGCGCCAGGTCCAGGTCGGTCCCGTCCTTGTCCCACTTGATCCGCTTTTCCAGGTCCCAGCCTTCATTTGTCCAGAAAACGAACATGGACGTATTATCGCCCGGATCCGCGACCCCGACGGCCTCGTGGTCGATATAACCCTGGACCAGCTCGTCGGGCGTAGACCAGCTCCACGCGGCCCCACTCCAGGTCCCGACGGAATAATTCGCCTGCTGGATGAAACCGTAAGCCGAAAACATGATGACGCCCGTCCAGTCCGATGAGCCATAAATTGCACCCGCAAAGATAAATTCCCCGGCAGAGTCATAGGCGACCGGCAAGAATTTTTCCCTGCTGTCCGGCGTCATGGCCGGAATATTGTCGCTGCTGAAAAGCTCCTAGGAATAAGACACGGGGTCATAAAGGGCGATCCCGTAACCATAGGCGGAAACGACCAGCTTCCCGTCCGGCCCGGCGCATAGGCTTCTCAGCTCGTAATCGTCAAGGGTTGCATAACTCGGGCGCTGATAGGTGATGATTCCACTCGCGACATCAACCACGCAAAGGCCCCGGAGGTCCGGCTGTGAAGCATGATAATTGAATGAGCCGTAAATCTTCCCGCCGGTATAATGAAACTGACGCCTGATCCCCTGATAGGGGAAATCGGGGTTGTCATCCGGATTGAATTCACAGAGGCGACCCCCGCTTGTAATATCGTAAACAGCAAGCCTCCCCTTGTTCAAACTGCTGACCGTCGCCGCCGAAAGGATGATGACATTTTCCTCGAGGTCGACCAGGAATCCGCCTTCCCCGAGGACTTCATGGGAACGGAGTCCTGTCATTTGCGTCTGAGTCCAGTCCGTGGCCTTGAGCAGCTGGGTGAACCCGTAAGTCACCGGATCACCAGACCCCGCATCATCCAGGTCGATGTATCCGACAACGACCCCCTTCGACTCGCTGATGTCACAGACGGCAATATAAAGACGGCGATTCGCATAATCGGCCTGGCAGCCGATTATTTCCCAGGGACCCCCCGGAAATCCGGAATCCTCGATCCGGACATTTTTCGTCCAGGTCGAAGTGTTAACCCAGTAATTCTTGATGGTGTCGGCCTCGCCCTCCAGGACGACGAAACCATTCATGATTATCGTAATCGGAACAATATCGCCGTCACCCTTCTGAGACTGCGGGACCGTATGCTTACAACCATACATGCAATCCGGGTCAAAGGCCGCCGGAGCCGACTCGTCATCCCAGTATTTCTCGACGGTCCAGGTATCCACGTCAATCTTGACAACGCACTGGATTCCGTTCCATCCGCCCCACATCGTATTTAAGACATAGAGTTTCCGGTTGACGCTGTCGAATTGGAGGTCCGTCGCTATGTCCCCCATCGGCCACCCCGCCGCGGTGTCGTCCATCTGCAAGACGCTGACCTGCTTCGTGAACATCATATAGAGCTGCGTCGCTATCTTCTGGAGCATGACCGGATGCTTCCCGGTCTCCGAGTATTTCGTGTAGTTCGTGAATTTCGTCGCATTCGCCCAGGAAACCCCGTTGTCCGTAGAAATCGAATAATAGACGTTCGACAGCTCCTCCCCGTTCGGGCCGACAGATTCCACGACGTCAAACCACAACCAGATGTCGCCGGAGGCGACCTTCAGCATAGAGGGATTGCCGAGCTTCAGGGACGCGTCAAGCCCTCCGACAGCCACCTCGGACGGAGTCGCCCACGCCGCAAAATCAGACGAGGCGGTCTTGAAGAAATGATAATGGGCGTCACCTTCCACATACCTCGTGAATATTGCATAATAGTCATTCGCGCCCTTCGTGATGACCCACGGGTCCCCGGTGTAGAGGTCCTCATCCCAGTTCGCGATTTCCGAATTCCCGACGGCCACCCCGACAGGCGTGTAAACCCTCCGGGCAAGCCTGTATACGTGGCCTGATTTATGATGGACCAGGAGGACCATCCCGATATTGCCGCCCGTCATCTCGCAGATCGAGACGGCCTCGATTTGGCTGCTGACAAGAGAATAAAGGTCAAGCGTGACGGTGGAAAAAGCGGTCCTGTCCGTATCCGTGTAAACGAATTTGATCTGGCTTCTCGTGTCCGTATCCGCGATGTAGGCCAGGATGAGGCGCCCGGTGGAATGGGCGATGACGGAAGGCCCGTATTCATCAAAGGCCTCTCCGGTCAGGCGCGTCCCGTCAAAAGGAATGTCGGGGACCTGCGGAGACGAAATGATTTCAGCCAGGGGGTGCCTGCTCTGCAATACCTGCGCGGCTGCCAATGTCGGATCCAATGACAGGGCCATCTAAACCTCACTCATGATCAAAAGCGTGAGCCGGACATCCTTCCGGTATCCCGCATCATCCGCCACACTCGGCGTAATATGATATTTGCCGTCCAGCCCGATAATCTCAACGTTGTATGTTTTCGAGGAGCCGTCCTCGGGATTGAACACGACGGCCTCATCCGCATCCACAAGGGCCTCGAGGTCCGTGAAGTCATTGATCGTCATGAAAGGCCAGCTGAGCTCGATCGTCTTTCCGATAATCGAAGATCCCCAGGAAAACAGCGCGACGCTCGAATAAGTCTCCTTGACCGCGGTGACCCGGTCCTTCTTGATGACGGTCATCTCAGACGGATTGCGTGAAAAAGTCAGGGTTCCGAGAACCATTTTTGCCATCACGACCACCTCTTGACGACCCGCTGGACGGTCGCCTCAATCTCCTGTCTCAGTTCCTGCGCCTGCTTCGCGCCCCCCACGCCCCCGAGGTTGACCGGGACATTGATCGTCGTGCCCCCGCCAGCCCCGGCAATAGCTTTCATCTGCCCGGGCGTGAGGACCGACTCATCCCTCCGGATGATCGCGGCCATCTCGTCCGGCTTCAGGATAACCCCGTCGTGAAACCTCGGCGCCCCGGCAAAGATCCAGGAGGGGACCCTCTTGCTCATCCCGGTCGATTCGTAAGGCCCGCGGCCCCGGTGCGCAAAAGGAGAATCAAATTCATCCAACGGCAAACCGCCTCCGCCGCCTCCGAGCAGGCTCATCCCCATACTGGCAAGACCGGACAGGCCGGACACCGAGAAGTCGAGAAGCGAGTCCGTGACCTTCCGGCTCAAGGCATCCGAAAGCGAACGCGCAAGGCCTCGGGCAAACTGCTTCCAGTAGTCCTCAAAATCCTTCATCTCCCCCACCATAAAGTCGAAGAAAAAGTCGCTCATGGTGTTCTGCATCCCCCCGGCCATCTCCTCCCACATGCCCGCCACCTCCTCGCAAAAGGTTTTCGACTCGGCCTGCATGATCTCGTTCTGGAGCCTTATCGCCTCCGTGACGCTGTCCGTCTGCGAGATCCGGAATTTATTGAGCTCGATGACATGCTGTTTGACCTGCTCGTTTTTCCAGAGCTCGATATGCTCCTCCTCGACCCCGGCATCCCTCATCTGCTGGATCTTCCGGTCAAGCTGCTCCTGCCAGAATTGCTCGTATTGCCCCCCGGCATACATCCCGACCTCGCCATAGGCCTGCTCTTTCATCCTCTGGTTGACGAGCTCCTTCTCCAGGGGAAGGAGGAGACCCATGAGCTCAAGCCTTTTCTGGAGGGCCGTGTATTGGTTCCAGAGGGCGATCGATTCCTTGTCGAGCGCATCACCCTCCGCCTCATAAGCCGGGACCGTTTTCTGGAGCATGGTCTGGACATTTTTGAGCTGGAGCTCGAGCATCTTCTTTTCAGACTCCTGGAATCTCTCCAGGGCGTCCATCTCGTTCGCCCGCCCCAGTTCCTTCATCGCCTCCATGACCCTCGTCTCGTAGCGGTCCTGGATCTCCATCTCCTTTACGATCCGGTCCTCCTCGGCCTTGAGGATCTCCATCTCGTTTTTCTTGATCTCCTCGGCGCGCCTCATGAGGTTCTCCCGGAGTTTCTGCGCCTCCTGCTCGGCCTTCTCAGCCTGCTCCTCGCGGATCTTCTTGATCTGCGCGGCAGCCCAGGCCTCGACCTTGACCTTATCGGCACCGGCAGCAAGGTATTTTTGCTTTTCCCGTTCGATGAATTTTTCCTTCGTGAGGGTGAGCTTCTCCGTCTCCTCCACGAGCTTCTCGTTCAGCTTCTTGACCTCCTCCTCCTCTTTCTTCCTCGTATCCTGGACATACTTGAGATCCTGCTTCGCCTGCTTCATGAAGAACATTTCCTGTCCGCCGGGGGTCGTGACCTTCTCGAGGCCCGTCGGCATCCTGCGGACGGCGCCGGTCTTGTCGGTGACCTCCTTATACTGGCCCGCCTTGATCTCCTCCGGCCTCGCGACCCGGAATCCCTGCTCCATCATCGCGAGTTTCTGAAGCATCCTCTCGTTCTCGAGGTAGCGTTTCTCGAACATCTCGTTCCACTTCTTCATCGTGTCACTCTGGCCGAATGACAGGATGTAACCGAGGGCCGTCAGCGACCCCCCGACCTTGTCGATCAGCATCGCGAGACGGTGGAAGTCGGCGATGATCTCGTATATCCCGGCCTTGATGTTCCGCATCCCCTCGATGAATTCCGGGTTCCACTCGATCTTTCCGGTCTCCTCGTTAAGGGAGATCATGTCCTCCGTGAGCTCGATCATCCACTGCTTGATATACAGAAAGAGAGGCTCAGCCACCATGCCCCCGGCCTGGAGGGCGATGTCCTTCATGTTCGACCACAATCCCGCCCAGGTTCGCTGAGTCTCGATCCCGGCGGTCTTGTAAGCCGCGAGTTTTTCCATCAGGAAATTGAAAAGCGTATCGGCATTCTGGCTATGCTCCCGGATGTCCTCATTTCTCAGCCCCAGGACAACGCCGATCCGGGAGGTGCGCGGGTTGATGGTCCCCATGAGGAGGGAACGGGTCTCCTCGGCCAGCTGGTCAAGGGAAAGGCCGATCGCGCCGGCAGCCTGGACCATCGCGACGGTGAATTCCTTTGCCATGTCCGGATTGAAACCCTTGCTCATGGCAACCGGCAACGTCACCATGTAGGCATTGACAAGCTGGTCCAGGGTCGCGATCGTCTGGAGGTTCGCGGCTTGCAGCTGGGCCATCATGCCCGCGGAGGCCTGCTGCGCGGCCTTCAGGCCGGCAGACCCCTCAAGGACCTTCCCGGTCGTCTGGTCGATATACTGGCCGTTGAGCAAAAAGGAGGTCGCGATCCCGAGCTGGTAGGATTCGATCTGCCCCAGGTATCGCATGGAGGATCCGAACACTTTGTCGAATGCCATGTAGGTGCCGATGATGGCCGTCGTGATCCCGATCCAATGCTTCCGCATTGCAGCCAGGACCCCGTTGACCTCATGGGCCTGTTTCTTCATCGGGTCGAAGTCCATCTTCCGGCGAAGGGCCTCAACCTCTTTCCTTGAAAGACCGATGGACCTCGTCAAACTTTCCACAGAGTCCCGGGCCTGTCTCGTCCCCATGCCCTTCATCATCCGGGACTCGAATTGCTTGATCTCCTTCTCTGTGAGCTTCGTCTCCAGGCCGAGGTTCTTGAGGTCTTTCCTCATGTTCGCGAGGGCGACCTCGGCCTCCTTGACATCGATTCTAAACTTTACGCCTGGCATCGTCTTTCTCCTGGGAAACCTTTTCCCTCTGTCTTTCGAGGATCCTCGGCAGCAACCTTCTTTCGATCACGAGGACCTTCTCGAAATCTTCAACGGTCCCGTTAAAGACTTGACAGAGCCGGAGGACCGATTCCGTCGTAATGGGCAGGGGGGACGAAAATCCGTAAGGCCGATCGAATTCAGAACATATCGACCAGATCCTCCACGCCAGCCGGTTGTCCTCGTCGAGCTCCGGCTTTTCACATTCTCCGCAGGGCGGATCGCCATGATAGAGGTCCCGGCAGACCTCGCAGCTTACGACCTGGTCCTGCCCGTTCCAGTCCGCCCAGCTTTCGAGTTTTTTATGAGATCTTCCAACCTCTTGCCCTCAAGCTCCGACAAGGCATCCACCTCGTCCAGGATCCGGTCGATAAAGGCCGGATTGCAGACATAGAGGATCTCCTTGTTCTCGTCGGTGCAAAGGATCGGCTTCCCGTCCTCGTCCTCAATCCCCTTCCAGTCCAGGATGCACTTCTTGATCTTCGAGATCTTGAACCGGTAGAGGTTGACGTTCTTGAACCGCTGTCCCTGGTCCCACTCGACCTCGTGGGCCAGTTCAAGGACTTCGTGAGCGTCCTTCGGGCTCATGGGGACAACCTGGACTTTGGCCTCCCCTTCACCCTCCTTGATAGTGATCCAGACGGGCTCCTTTTTCGTCCTGAGCTTCATAAAAACCTCCTTTAGGTTTGGTTAAGGGAAAAGCCCGGAAAGCAGCCGGGACAACTGCCTTTTCGGTTCGCGTCACCTATCCGGGCCCTTTCGTCATTTCAGCAAATGCTGAAACATTCAAATTAGTGGAAGACGATCTCGCAGCTGTCCTCCCCGACCGTGCCGAGGGCCTTAAAGGGAATCGTGAGCTCCACGGCAGGAGGCGCGAAGTTGATCGCGGGGACCTCCAGGATACAGCGCTTGAGATACATTTCCATTGTGTAGCCGTCATCGTTGCCGAAACGGATGTGCACCGGCACCTCCGACCCGTCATAACCGTCCTTGAAATACTTCGCATCGGTTTTCCGGAAATAGAGAGACATCGTGCTGGAGATGTTTCTCCGGTCCTCGATGTAATCCTCCGGATATTCCGCGCCGATCTCGTCCTCGATGTATTTCTTCGGAAGGTCCAGGGTGAGCTCCATCGACTTCAGGCGGGACTCAACCCCGTTGACTTTGACCGTCGTGTATCGGTTCTCGATGGGATCCCCGATGGCGGTCCCGGTCGGCAGATAACCGGCAACCTCGTCGTCCGTCGCCCAGGTCTGCCCGCAGGCAGCCGAGAGGCTCAGGGTGTTCGTGGACACGGTGTTGATCGTCCAGCCGGACCCCGCGTTCGTGAGGCTTTGAGTCTTGTTGTAAATGACCATCCCGGCCTTGAACAGCTTGCCGTCATCGACCACAAGCTGGGTCGCCGCCGTCCCCGCGCTCGCCGCGAGAGGCGAAGTCCCGGCCCAATACATGTTCATGCCCTGGCCGGTAAGGGTCACCTTGAGGGCGCCCTCGTTCGTCACACCGAACACGGCCCGGTTGACCGTCGCGCCAGTAAGAGCCTGGATAAAATGGTCCGTCTCGACCCAGATCGTGAGGCTCGGCGCCGTGATCGCCTGCTTGTAAAAAACAGACGAAAGGGCAACGTCCACATTGTCAAGGTGCGCCGTCGCCGCCGCGGATCCGTAACCCCTCGTGCAATTAAGGAGTGTCGCAGCGGTGGATCCGGCCTGCGTGATCCCCTCGTAGCGGATCTGCTCCGTTCCAATGGTAATGACCCCGACATTCGGAAGTGTCCCCCCGGCGATCCCGTCGACGACCGCGGTCGCAGCCGAAGCCGAAATGCCCCCCGACAGGGACGCCGTCGTCGCGGCATTTTCCGCACCCATCAGGGAATAAAAGGCATCCATCCCCTGGGGCTTATTCCCCACCGTCCCGGAAGGCCGCACATACATCGGCACCTCCCAGTCCCCGGCAGGGACCGCATTCTGGAATTGATCGAGCAAGTCCAGAGTATTCGAAAGCTCCTCGGAATCGACGAAAGCCGGATTCTGGTTGATCATGGCATTACCGGCCGGACGGACAAAGTCGCCCGTCGCGCTCGGCCAGGCCAATGTGCCGGCCACCGATTCCAGGGCGATGAAAACCCTCTGTTTCCTCGAGAGTCCTATTTGAGATGTTGAGCTCATGATTTCATCCTCCTGTGTTTTATTCTCCGATCCAGGCGTGGAAATTTATCCGCACCGTCACTCGATAATACCCTTCAACGATCCCGACCACGGTCGTCGACGGATCATCGAAAATAACCCCATCCGCTTCGGCCCGGCGAAAGGCCGTCTCGAGTCGCCCCGCGTATTCCATCGCGGTCTTGTATCCCCAATCCGGGAGAACGTTGACATTCACCTGGAACACCCCAGTCCGGAGTCCCACCCCGTCCACCCCGAGCTCGCCCGGGAAGGTGTCCCCCATCACAATCACAGGCTCAATCCACGGCCCCCGCGGTGCCTTGTGAGATCTGTTCAGGCCGGCGATCTCAGTCGCCGTGGCCCATGTAGTATAGAGACTCGTCAGAATCGCGGCATAGACCTCTGTGGGCGTCATGTCGTCCCCTTCCAGTATTTGCTTTTCATCGCCTCGGCATGAAAGATCTGGATCATCTGCGCCAGCGCCACGTTGTAAACCCCCGCCGCGGCCTGCCCCGAATGACCCTCCTCGATCCGGTAGGCATAAGGCACGTTGTTGAAAAGCCAGATCGACCCTTGCCCCGGCCTCCACGTCCAGGCCGCTGTGTTATCCTTCGCCTTCGCATTCGCCCAGGCTTCCGCGGCCCCCTTGTCCTGCTTTGAGGCGTAAGGCGACTCGATGACCCCCTCGCCCTCCCCCGGCTCGCTGTTCGCGATCTGATGGCTCGCCCGGTAGGTTCCCGTGTCAACCGGAGACTCCTTGACGATCTTCGTGAAGGTCTTGAGGACCGTCGCCCGGATCAGCTGCGAGAGATCCGCGTTGATGCTGGCAGCCAGGACATTGAGCAGCTGGTTGAATTCGTCGGCATTTTTAGCCAGCTTGTCGATGTTAGTCGCCATCCATGACCTTCTTCTTTTTCCTCAAGAGCTCGGTGCATTTCTCGTCCCTGGCCTTCAAGACCAGGATCTCCGCCTTCGCGGCACTGAGCTCATCCTGCGTTTTCTTCAGTTCCGATAAGGAAGCATTGAGCTCGTTCGTGACCCTCATGAGTTTCTGGACGACCTTTTCCATTCGCATATTACCCCCTCACGTGGACTCGATAGAATATCGGCGTCCCCCCGGGTGTCAGGGGGACGATGGAAATCGGATTCCATACCTTCGTCCCGTATATGACCCGGACATATCCCTGCTCGTCGAGAGCCGGGAGATCCTTCGCCGGGATAATAACGAGTTTATCACCCACCTGGATCAGCGTCTGGTCGATGTCCCTCTCCTTGAAATCCGTAATAAGCGCCTTGCAGGAATAGTCCACACTGACCTCGGTATAACTATCAGAAGCCGCGCTATACCCGGACCTTGTCGTCACCCGGACGGTGACGTCGGCCCCGTATTTCGCGATCATCGAATCAGCCCTGTCCTGCCACAGCGTCCAGTCCATGCAACCTCTCAAACAGCTTCAAGTAACACTTCACAGAGCAGACAATATATGTGCTCCGGTTATAGATAATCCGCGAGACCTCCAGGCTCTCCGGCCCTGAATACTTCCCGCATACGTCGCAGAAACCATGAACGAGGCAGTAGGTCTCCTCTCCCATCAGGTCCTCTCGACTTCGGAGAAAGCGCTGTCAGCCAAAAGCCCCTTGAGATACCCGTTGATCGCCGCGAAGATCTTGTCGGAATTCGTCGAGCTCCCGAAATACTCGATCTCGATGACATCGATCTTCTCCCTCTTGACCCCTCCCGTCCTCGTCGCCTGGAGGGTGCCGGAAGACACCGACTCCTCGTAAGCGGCCCGGGCAACGGCCCGGAGGAGGTTCGTCGGGATCGCGTCATCCTCGATGGCATAGCCGTCCTCATCATAGGCCCCATCCCTCGGCCACTTGAGGGACTGGTCTGCGTCGGACTTATAGCCCTTGAAGGAGAGGGACTCGATATAGGCCATCCCCCTGAGGATCGCCGCCTCCCGCGCCGTCGTGGAACACGACGCCCAGGAGGTAAGCCCCAGGTCGGAGCAGAAAGTGTCCACGTAAGACAGGGACGCGTAAGTATTCGCGCCGTCCACAATGGATCCATCTTCTTCGATCAATGCCATAGCTCACCTCACCTGTTTTTCGGGGGCGCCCCGATGGTTTTCGCGTCCTTGTAAATAATCTTGTCCTCAGGACGCCTCTCCGGCTTCTTCTTTTCCGCCGGCTCAACCGGATCCGGCGCCTTTCTGACCCTTTTGATGTCGACATCCCGCCCCGCAACCTCACCCTTCGGCTCGAGGGTATATTTACCGGTCGCCAGGGCATCCTTCACGTCAATGGCGTGAGTGATCTTGACGGGTTCCCCCGTGTCCTTCCTGAATATGATAAATGCCATTGCCTCCTCCTTTCACTGGTTCACGGCCGCCTTGCCGTTTTCTTGCTTTTCAGGCCCCAGGTCCATCCTGATCGGGATCTCAAGTCTCCCCAGGCACTTCTGGACGGTCTCCAGGACATTATTTTTGAACCCGGCATCCTCCACCCCCAGGCCTTCCCCGAGACGCTTCAAATGGCCCATTCCGGCCTCAAAATGGGTGACGGCAAGCGCCCCCCTGATCCATGCCAGGGACCGGGGTTTTGCCGTATAGGTGAACCTCTTGCCCTTCAGCATGGGATTTTTCCGGTAGGCGTCATAAACCTTGAAGTAGTTGTTCGCCCCCTGGAACACCATGTTCGTGTCCCGGACATTGAGGCCGAGCTCGACAAGGCCGAAGTTGAGGTCAATGTCGTCGGGGATCCGGGCAAGACCCTCCCTGAGCCACCTGCCCGCCTTGTCGAATTGCCCCATCTCCATCGAGCACTTCGCCAGGGTGTAGTAAATGGCATCATAGCCGCTTCCGTTTCCGCCTCCCCACCCCTCGAGGTATTTCTCCCCGAATTCGGCGGCCTCCTTCAGCTTCCCGGAGTCCGCGTAAATCTGAGAGAGGTAAAAATAGCAGTCGAAGTCGCCGGGATTCTTTTCAAGCCTCGCAAAAAGCAGCCCGGACGTCCTTTCAAATTTCGCCTGTTTCTGCTCCGGCGTCAGGTCATAGCCGTAATGCAAGACCTCCATGATATCCGTGAAGATCCCGGCATTCCCGGGAAGGACAGGCCGGTTGTGGACGATCCCCTCATAACGGACCCTCCCCTTGCGGAAGATCCTGGCCGTCTGAAACTCCATGGCCACCGTCCCCTTCTGGATGTCCCTGGCCGTTATGATCACGGCATTGAATTCATCCGGAAGGGACTTGAGAAACTCCTTAAACTTCGAAACAGGACCCCGGAGGACAATCTCCTCGTCAGCATCCACAATGAGAATGAAGTCCCCGGAGGCATAAGAGATCGACTGGTTGCGGTGCAGGGAAAAGTCATTCTCCCAGGGATGCTCATAGACCTTCGCGCCGAAGGCCCGGGCGATCTCCATCGTCCGGTCCGTGGATCCGGTGTCAACCAGTATGATCTCGTCGACGATCGGCTTGACGGACTTGAGGCAGCGCTCGAGGTTCTTTTCCTCGTTCTTGACCATCATACAGGCCGAAATGCGGATTCTCTTGTTCAGCATCGCGCACCTCCGATCCCTTCCATCCGGTATTCAACAGGCTTCTCCGGATCCAGGAGAGGGACAACCGTCACCTGCGCCGGGAGCCTCATCTGCGGGACGACGGTCATGACCTGGTCGACCAGCTTCTTCCGGTAATCGTCATCGAGCATCGGAAGGACGTTGTGAATGACCTCGAAGGCCGCCGACGCCTGGTAAAGACCGGCAGCCGCCAGGGTGTAGGCCGCGAACGCGACGAATTTCGGCCCGTAGGTGTGAATGAATTTCATCCCCATCAGGCTCGGGTCCTTCTGGTATCTCTCGAAAAGCCGGATGTATTCATGGGCGCAATTCTGCGCGAGGCGGTGATCGACGACCATGTTCCCCAGCTTGATCCCGACAAACCAGATGTCGAGGTAATCGGGAAAGGCCCTCGACCCCTCGAGGATATACTTCCGCGCGAGGCCCGGATCCTTCTTCTCCTCGATGGCGATATTCGCCAGGGTGAAGAAGATCGTCGGGTTGAAACCCTTGCCGATCTTTTCCCTGAAGGAGATATACTGGTCCCCGTATTTGATCGCCTCATCATAAAAGCCGTAGTCGGCATAAAGCTCCGAGATCTGCATGAGCATCTGGTAGTCGGTCGGAGTCTCGCGGAGGACCTCCTCCATGAGGGCTTTCGACCTCTCGAATTTCTTCATCCGGACAGGGGATTCCCGGTCATAGCCGTAATGCTTCAGCTCGATTCCCGGAAGGAGGATGCAGTCAGGCTCGCCGACAATGCGGTTGTGGACCCGGCCATGGTAGGCGACCGTCCCGCGCTTGAAGAACCGGGGATGAAGGAGCTGGGAGACGGCTTCGCCCTGGTTGTAATTGACAAGCATGACGGCAGCGGTGTCGTGGGTTTTCCCGACATCGCCCAGGGCGCGTTTCAGGTCGAATCCCGGCGGGACAACGAGCTCCTCATCGGCATCGATGACAAGGATCCAGTCGCCGGAACAATACCCGATCGACTGGTTGCGGTGCTTCGAGAAATCGTTTTCCCAGGGATGGTTATAGACGACGGCACCGAAGGATCGGGCAATCTCGACCGTCCGATCCTTCGAGCCGGTGTCAACGACGATGATCTCGTCCACTACATCCCGGATAGCGGAGAGGCATCTTTCAAGGTTCGCCTCCTCGTCCCTCACCATCATCGCGGCAGATAGACGAGTGGCGTTGCGTCCCGGATTATTCATTATCCACCCCCTTCCGCCTATTCCATTTTGGAAAGGAAGGCCGAATAGGTGATGGTCTTGCTCACCTGCGTTCCGATGACGTAGGTATAGAGCCGGACGTATCTCTGGAGCCGGCTGTCATACCAGTTCGTGAACGGCAGAAGGTAACGGCCCGTCGACCCCACCGTGTTGGTCCCCGTGTAGGGCAGCGCGGAGGTGATCTTCGTTCCGAGCGAGAGCCTCGCCAGCTGGACATACTCGGTGAATGTCGTAGTGTTCGAGGCCTGGAGCACGATCTGGAAGACGGTCAAGGACGCGGCCACAAGGGTGATCGCGCTGACGTCAACCACGAGCATCCCCTTGACGAACCCGGCACCCAGGTCGATATATTCCGCAAGGGCCGTCGCAGCCGCAGAGGCTGTAACGGCAGCGGATTCCTTCAGGTTGAGGAGATCGTCGAAAATAAACTGTCGGTTATCCATTTTGATCCTCCTGTTTCAAAAAAGGTTATGTGAAGCGGGCGACCTCAATCCCCCGCCAGGGTTTACGCGGATTCCTTCAGGTTGAGGAGATTGTCGAAAATAAACTGTCGGTTATCCATTTTGATCCTCCTGTTTCAAAAAAGGTTATGTGAAGCGGGCGACCTCAATCCCCCGCCAGGGTTTACGCGGTCACGACGCCATCCTTGAAGCCCCAGAGGCGGGAAGCGGCCTTGAAGCGGAATACCGCGAGGGTGATATACCACTCGATCCTCGTCCGGTAGACCGGCTGCGTGTCGATCTCGCCGAGGTCACGGACATCCATCTCGCCGTTCTGGATCCCGACCACACCAGTCTCGTTGAAGGAGACGGCATAAACCGAGGATCCCACGGACCCGGCAGCCACGTCCGTCTCGTCGAAGCCCATGATGTCGTCGTTGTTATTGTCCTTGTCGGCGATGAGGATCGGGAGGTCGTTATACTTCGTCACCCGGCGCCCGAAGGCATCGACGTCCCAGGTGATGAATCCGCCGACCGTATAGGTCCTCGCGGCCACAGTCAGCCTGCGCCTCATCGTCTTGTTCATGATGAGGTGGGTCGGATCCTCACAGGCATCGATCGCCTCATCGAGCTTGACCAAAGAAAGGGGCGTCGCGGACGAGGCATGGTTGGCGATCAAGAGGCTCGAATCAGTGACCCTCGCCTGGAGGCCGTCAAACCCTTTCGGATCCGAGGTCGTGTCGCCCTTGATGATCTGCTTCGTCATGGCCAGGGAAAGGGCCTTGATCTTCATGGCCTCCTGGGTGCTCCTCTGGTCCGGCCCGCCGGTGTCGACCAGGAATTTGTCGACGTCGACGTCCCCGCCGGCAATCGTCAGCCTTTCGGTGATCGGGTCCACCTTGCCGGCGCCCTCGGTGTAGGCCTCGTTGACCCCGCGGAATCCAACAGTCGGCAGGGTCTTTTCGCGGTTAAATGCCAGGGCATTGCCCGTGATGCTTTCGAAGGGTATATACTGAAGGACGTCCGAGCTCCTCGCATAGAGCTCCATGATGGCAGCCTTCAGGGACTCATCCCTCCCGAGAGCAATCTTCGCGGCTTCAATCAATGTGAGTGCCATGTTGTGTTTCCTCCTGTGTTAGATTTTGGCTGCAAAACAAAAAAATCCCGGACGACAAACCTTCAAGGTCTATCCCTCCGGGACTGTTCTTCGGGCCCCCGGCCCGCTAAACCTATGAGACCCCGGGATCCCCGATCCCGTGGCCCCCCTTAATTCCTGATGTGCTTCGGGTTGCTGTATTCGGAGGATCCGAACGGCCCCGCCACTCGGATCCCCTCCCCCATTACCGGACTACGCGGTGACTCGCTATCTTGAGGCCTGTTCCCTGGCCTGTTTCAGTTTCTCGGTCGGAGACAGGTTTTTCCACTGCTCCGGATCTATCTTCCCGCCCCGGGGACCCTTTCCGTCGGCCCCCTTCGTGCCCGTCCCCTTCGTTTCCTCGAAAAGGTGCGGTGCGGTCTTGACCAGGTTCTCGGCATACTCGGGAAAAGTCAGGAGGCTCTTGCCATCCTTCCCGTAAAGGAGCTTGTCGCCCATCTTCGGGACCGGCTCCCCGTTCTCCATGATCCAGGTCGCCTTCGCCCGTCCCATGATGTCGTCGATGGCGTCCTTCTTCGGGACGGCATACTGGTTGACGGCCTTCATGACCTCGCCCTCGATCAGGACCTTCGCCAGCTTCGAGGTCAGGGTCTCCCTGTCAGCTGTCAACTCCTTCACGGTCTTTTCCAGGGCCTCAGTCCGGGCCTGGAAGTCGGCCCTCATCCTCTCGGTCCTCTGGTTGACCACCTCGTCGAGCTTCCCGGCATCGATGAGCTTCTTCTCATCGAGAGACTGGAGCTTCTTCTTCATGGCCTCATATTCGTCAGGGTCCAGGCCGGCCAGTTTCTTCTCGAGCTCCTCCTTCTCCTTTTTGAGTTTGATGTTATTGAGGCGGAATTCATCAAGTTTGGCCTTCGCCTCCCCGTCGTCCTCCACCTCCAGGTGATACTTGCCATCCGCGCCCTTTTTGTAAAGGGACTTGACCTCCTCCGGGAGGTCGTCAATGGACTCAATAGTCCGTTTCAATGGGGGCATATAACCTCCTCCTTTCTGGTTGTAAAAGAGTAATGATTATTCATAGTTCGACTAAAGGATACAGAAATCATGCCGTTTGTCAAGTATTTTATAAAAAAAAAGTTTAAAATAAGTTAAAAAAAGACTGGACTTTTAGTCAATTTATGACGATAATGATATTAAACAATATCAAATATGACTAAGGATACAAGAAGATGGAACAGTTGATGGCAGCGGCAATAA